TATGAATAAATTAAAACATAAATTTGCAAAAACAAGAAAACTTAAAGTTCTTGTATCAAGACAAGGTTACATAGTAGGTTATAAAGAAGATGAATAGTTACTTTACTTTTGTTACTTTTTTAAAAGTAACTAATGTAACGTAACTATTCATCTTCTTTATAACCTACTATGTCACCTTGTCTTGATACAAGAACTTTAAGTTTTCTTGTTTTTGCAAATTTACGTTTTAATTTATCCATATCAGCATTATCTTTTTCATTATCTTGTTCATAGTGTGAATTATAATTATTATTATGATATTTCCAAAATTTTTGATGTCCTACTCTAAAATTTTTATGTGGTTCTGCTTTATACCAAAAAATTTGATCACGCAAGTCATTTGAATTACCGGATGTTTTTATGACCACACATTCGTGGTTTTGTGTACATGCATCCAATATATTACAGAAATAATTAAAATCCGGAAGCATGCCACCATAAGCATCATATATTTTTTTTCTATTAGCTACAGATGGTTCATTGAAAATAAAAACATAATCTATATTACTACGTAATTCTGGAGGAATTCCTTGTGGATATTGCATTGTTAATATAAACAAAAAATTATAATGACGACCATTAAAAAAAATACTTTTAATTGTTTTATCTTTTTTCCAACTTTGAGCATCGTGTAACATATCATCTAAAACTATAAAAACATTATTACTAGCGTGTTTACCAGATTCAGAGAGACCTTGTTCTTTTGCTTCTCTTATTTTACGTTTCTGACGGTTCATTATACCATTTATAAGTTCAGGATCATATTCGGGATGAATAAAGCAATCTGGTATAAAATCTCCAAAAAATGGCGAAGCTTCTTCTGTTCCGGAAAAAACTATACCTGATGGTATGTATTTATGGTGGTAAAAAATATCTCTAACTAGAAAACTGTTATGTGTAACTATAAAATTTCCTAAAATAAAACGATTGTTACCATCTAATTCAATTCCGTAATATTCTCCTTTACCAACTTCTTCAACTTTAATTTGACTTACTAATGCATCTATTCTATCAGATCTTGGATCAGCCTTTTTACGTGGAATTAATGTTGGAATTTCATCTATTCCTTTACCACTTATAGTTATTCTATATGCTTCACCTATTTTTTTTTCTCCATTATATATCCAACTTGTTTTTTTAATATGTTTTGTTGCACAAAATCCTAAACTACGAGCTAAATAAATAATATCATCCATTAACTTTTCATGTTTTTTACACTGTGTAATTTCAAAACCTTTTGTTTTACCATTCTGTTTATTTAAATGACCATCTGCATCAATAAATCCAGCAAGAAGTTTTAACCTCATTTCACGTGAATTACATTTATAAATTAAAGGAATATGTTTTTCATCTGTCAAATTAAGTTTTCTAAGTGTGTCTAAAAAGAAATTAACGTTATTTTTATATCCTTTTAATTTAATACCATTTATTCCATAACAAAATTGATTAGCTTTTCTATATTGCAAATAACATTTTATTAATGGTAAATTTTTAGCGAAATAATGTAATACACTAGAATCTTGGGATGTTATCACAGCTGTCTTTGAATGACCATCTCCTAACCAATATCCAATCATATATGGATCTATAGGTACACTTTTTTCAGGAAAATCTATAGGGACTTGATAACCTAATAAATTATTTCTATATTTTTTAGATAATTTTAAAAAATCAAGGATTGGTACATCAACTTTTCGATCATCAATTAAACTATCTAAAAATTCTTTAGCTTGTTCGTAAACTTCTTGTTTATTTTTATTTTTATATGAAAATGTTTTATATGATAATTTATATTTGTATTTATCAAACCAACTTACGCTATATGAAGATCTATCCTTACGATCTCTTAAATTTTTCTTTTCTGTATAAATTAAAGATAAAATATGATGACTGTTTACAGTATAACTTTCACCCCTTCTATTGGTCACCTTATACATTGTATCTGTTCCAGAATGTGTTTCTAATACTGTTCTAGGAGCTGAGTCATCACCCATTACAAGATCACCTGTTTTAATATCTTCAACGTTTTTGATATTTCCCTCGAACATAAGCACTTTTTCTCCTTTTTTTAGTGACTTACCAACTCTCCTCCTTCCGAGTACAAGTATAGTGGCATCAGGTAATATACTTTTAATTTTGAATTTTTTAAGAGATAACTTTTCAAATTCAGGTATTAGCATTAAAAATAAGCAAGGTATTAGTATTTAAATTCTAACGTATTGTTACTTTTTTAAAAGTTACTATTTGATACATTTACCATTTTTTTGAAACTTTTGTTTTTTAGGAATACCATATAATGCATTAATTACCATAAGAAAAGTATCTGATCTATCATCACCTTTTCCACATGTTAAAAAGTCATTTAACCATATATCTTTTTGTTCGTTTGAAAATTTGTTTTCTAAAAACCAACGTGTATATTGTATAGATAACCATTTTCTTTTTGCATAAGCACCTTTTAATTTACATTCAATGTTAGGGCCAGTATAAGCTTTTAATTTTTGCGACGCCCTAACAAATCTTATTGGTACATTTGTATCTTTATATAATTCTACTAATTTTCCATAAATTATATGTGATGTAAATATTGCTTTTCTATTGACTTTTGGTTGTAATTCAATAAATATACTTGATAAATTTAATGGTAATAAATTATCATCGTATATTTCTTGTATTTTGCACAAAACTACTTTTGCTATATCTTGCAATAAATAATCGTCAATTGATTTTTTTTTAAAAATGTGTTCTTTTAATTTGCAATCTAATGTCTTAGGAAAATGTGTTTTACATGAATGAATAATATTATTATCTATGGTGTATTTAAAACTGCATTTTTTTCCACATATTTTACCACTTTTTTGAATGCCTGTACATTTATAATCATCTGAATCTAATGTGTTGTATACATCCCACAAATGAATTTTATAAGACTCTATGTTACTTTTATCATCACAAGACATACAGCACATGGCTAGATTTCGTAAACCAATATCAATTGTTAATATCATTTAATAATAAAAATGATATTAAAAATAATATTTGATCGTAAATTTATTTTCTTATAAATATAAGAAAATAATAAAATAAGAAAATAAGAAAATAATAAAATAAGAAAATAAGAAAATAATAAAATAAGAAAATAAGAAAATAAGAAAATAAGAAAATAACTTATAATTAAATTTAAATTATTTATATTCTATTGGATAATGTTTTTTAGATTTACATGGTTTCTTTTTCTTATTTATATTAAAAACATGTGGTTTTTGAAAAAATAAGTATTCTCTGTTTTTATAAGCAGAAATTATACGTGAAATGGTAAATTCTTGTAATAATTTAACAGAATTCATATTTATAATATATATTTAAAATTAATTTTAAATAAATTCTGTTAAATTAGAATATGTAATGCAAAATAAAATCCATTTTTTGAAATCTAATTTAATTTTAGTAAAATTTTCAAGATATTTACAGATAATATTATATGAAACATTTAATTCATTATTATATGTATGTGTAAATAAATGTAAGAAATTTATATTATAGTTTTTTAGTATAGATTCTGTTTTATTAAATAATAAATAAATTATAAAATCGGATAAATGATAAATTTCTAAATAATCTAAAAAAAACGGTGATATAATAGAAAAACGTGTTTTAATATCTTCTTTTAATAATACTAAATTATAAGATTCATAAAATAAAAAATCATCTATTAATTCAGATTTAGATTTAATCTTTTCTTTATCTGAATCTGAATTATAATCAAATTCATCCATTATGTATTATTGGTAAATTTTAAATTAATTAATTTATTTTTATATTAATTTTACTTTTAAATTAATTTTACTTTTAAATTAATTGTTTTTTTTTTTAATTATTAAAATTAAAATTTATTTTATTATATTATATTAAAACATATGGCAAATATATTAGAAACAATTCAAAATAATGATATTGTAAAAGTCTTGTTAGTTGTATTAGGTATATATTTATTATATACTTATTATTTTAAACCACAAGAACAATACAATTCTTACTATGGTACTATACCAGAACAATTAGAAAATGTTGATGAAAAACCAATTGTTCAAGGACAAACAGAAGGATCTAATGCACCTATTACTCCACAAGAACAACAACAACAAATCGACAAAATTGTAGCTGGATCAGATCAAATTAAAGCTGATGATCTATTACCAAAATATGATGATGCCAACGCCTTTGCTAAAGAAAATCCTGTTAGTAAATTATTAAAAGAACAAAATTTCTTAATTAGCGGTTATCACGCTGGGGTCAATACAGTGCTTCAAAGTAATAAAATTGGCAACCTTGACCTAAGATCTCTACCACCTATTCCAAAGGAAAGTGTTGGACCATGGCACCAAAGTAGTTACGAACAAACCGGTGGACAACTCCGTCGTGGTGTAGAAATTTTATAAATTTAACTTATTAAATAA